TAAGTTTCAGCAAATGGTACGCCCAGCAAACTAGATCGCTATAGCCAATGCCCTTGCCGTCGCTAATTTTGCGACCTTCGGTTTTTTCCCACTCGCAAATAACAAACATATTTGTCATTAACTCGACTGGTACTGTGCCGTCGTTTAGATCAACTTTTAGTTTTAATCTCATTGTGCTTGTCCTGTTCTCGGCCAGTTACGGCACGTGTTATGGCGTTGTGTCTGCTACGTATTCGCCGCCCAGCAGTTCAATTTCATATACGGCTAACTCACCTAAATTGCTATTGATTACAGGTAGGGCAGATAGAAAAGTATTTGTTAATTCAAACCCGGGGTTAGTCGCTGATAGCGCGCCGCTAGTTGGTTTGACGCGCAAAAAACATTTCGTGCCGACAAGTGCTGACAATGTTGCGTAACTTTCTGACGACGCGTACGACGCATACACAGTCAATGTTGCGCTGTTGTTTTGCAAGCCTGGGGCGTTTGTGCGTGCAGTCGAGCCAAACGCGGTGTCCTCAAGTGCTTCAACGACATAATTAACCGTGCAGGCTGTTACCTGATCGGTAATGTCTGTAACCGACGCGTTGCTCGGGCCAATTTCTACAACGCTATTTGATAAATAAGTGCTAGTTGCCATTGTTACTCCTTAGGTGTCTGTAATAGTTTTACCATATCGCAACCGTGACCGTGTGTATGCTCACGCTGTTTGCGCTTGTACGCCAACTGCTAGGTCATAGCACGGATATTCTTGGCCGCCGATCTCGAGTGTGCCGGGGCGACCCGACATAACGATTACGGCTGAGCCAAGCACCGTTGCGCTGATTTGTAGTATTTCGCGCAATACGGGTAGCCCTGCTGGGCCGCTGCCGACAACTTTGATCGGAAAGTCCATGCGCACGATGTTGCCGTTGCCAGCAATCGTCGTAAAACTTGGCGCTTGCATAAACACACAATTTGGCACAAGTTTTGTAGGGTCATTAACGACGCGTAAACCCGTGACGGCCGTGAGCGTTGCGGTCAAGTCGTCGATCGTCTCGTTAAATAAATCTGTGTATGGTGCAGGCACTATGCCACCGCTGGTCGATCAATACCTAACAACTGTTTAACAATCGGTGTCAATGACTGTTGCGGTGCTGTACCCATGTTGTCAAACGACGCAAACACGTTCTCGAGCGAACCACGCGAGCGCCACAACGCTGCCGCATACATGAGAGTGCCTAGCGTTACGTCACCTGACGGGCTAGTAGTCAGATTGTCGTTGTAGCCTGCCTCGGCTCGTCGGCGACTGCAAAACTGGTTTGAAGCCGATACTGCTTGCGTTATCAGCGTGTAATCATCTGACGGGTTAGTAATCGACACGCCCAAATACGTGACTAGGTTTGCGGCCGTAATCCACGTGCAAGTCGGTGTGAACGCAATTGTGCCGGTGTAAATCGCTGCAAACTCGACGTTGCTACCTGTGCAAGCAAACAACAACTGGTTTGGTATTGGGTTCGTTTCGTTAAATGTCCATTCGCCTGTTGTGGTATCTACGCCTGCATATTCGTATTGTGGGCAATTTAATACGGTGTAAGTGCCGTTAAACGGCGCACCAAGACTGCCAACGGTAATGCTGTCGCCAACCTGTATGTCGGTTGGCTCGAGCGTAGATATGCAGGCGTAGTTATCTAGTAACTGTTTGCTGGCTGTTAAATATGTTGCCATAGCGGTTAAGCCGCTATCCGATTAGGCAACTGTAATTTTTGAAACCATTGTTGCGTCAGCAACAAAAGTTGAAACGTAGCCGTAGTACGAGAATTCGCGACCAAGCGACGACGGCACTTCTACTGACATGAGACCGCGTACTTGCTCGTAGAACTCAACTGCTCGACCCATTGCCAAGATCATTGTGCCTGACGCAAAGTTTTTGTCGACAACCAAATTCAAACCAAATGGGTTGAGTGTGTTTGTGGTCGTGATGTTTTGAGTGCCAAGACCGTTTACGCCCATTAACCCGGCTGCTGCTGCGTACGGGAAAATTGGTCGTTTGTCTGCGTCGAGCTGGCGTGACAATTTGCGCCATACGTCTGCTGATACAAACAAGTGGTCAGGCAAAAAGTTTGTTGCGTCAAGTTGGCTTTCGGCAACTTCGTACAAACTGTCAATCAGGTCGCTTGGGTCTGTTGCGTTGAATGTCCAAGTAACACCTGACGCGCCGCCTTGCGACACCATTTGATCTGCACAGAAATTGTCTGACGCAATCAAGTATTGGCCAGCAAGGTCACGCAAAATAATGTCCATTGCTGCGGGCGACGTGAAGTCGATGTCCTGTACGGACAACAGAACTTTGCCGCTCAAAGTTGTTTTGCTGACCGAGTTTGACGCAATGACTGGTGTTGTTGCACCGCCAGCGCCGTTAAGTTCACCTGTTTGTGACGCAACTGCTGTGTGTGTTGTCCATGTAGGGCGAATAAATGTTTTGCTTGAGCCACCGTCTGGATATGCGCGTGCGCCGACCGCTGTTACAACTGGCCTGATGAAGTTAAGGTCATCAAAAACAGGAGCAAGCACAGGAACGGGGAGTAAGCCCGGTGTGTCAGTTGTTAGTACGTCGCCTGCTGCTGCTTCAAGTGCGCTTTGTTTTGCTTTGCGTGCTTCAACAAATGCTTCGTTGACTTTGCGAAATACGTCGCCGCCAATGTGCATTGCAGCAAGGTATTCGCCTGCTGACGGCATTTTGAATTCGCGTTTTGGTTGCGCCCACAATTTTTCTGTGGTTGCTTGTGCTGCTTCAACTACTGTTTCTTCTTTTTTGTCGCTCATGTCATTGTCCTTTGTTGTCTCTTGATCTGATATTAACTCTATTTGTGGCTCGGTTTCGTGGATACCCTCAACGGCTGGTTCGTTGGGCGCGCTGGCCGCAACCTCGGTGATGACCGCGCCGCTAAACGCGCCCTCGCTAACTAGCGACAATTCTGACCACGTAGCGGCCTCAACGATCATTACGCCTTTGTCGTCGTAACTAAATTTTGTGGGTGTTACGCCTACCGATACTGCGTCAATAACGCCGTCATTAGCCAGCGTCAAGGCCTCGTCGCCTAGTCGAGTGGCGCTGATCTTGGCAGTAAACATCATGCCTTGCGGTGTGTCTACGCGCTCAACGACCTTACCGACAATTTGGTTGCTGTCGTGTTGCATATAAAGTTTCGGGTCGCGCCCCGTGACTGGCAACGACCCTTGCAAAAACCGTACCTGTGTACCGTCTAAAACTGTGGCCGTTTCGTCATAGGTTACGGCTACGCCTGAGATTGAGCGCGACGGCAAGCCCTCTGCCGCCGCTGCGTCAACCGTGATCTGAGTGGGGGTTAATTTGATCATGTTGGTGATACTACTCTTTCTGTAATTTCTGTTTGCGTATCTCGATCGTCGCCCATTGAGTATTCGCCGGTCAAGTATTGTTCAACGTCAAATTCAACATACGTGCCGTTAGGCAAAATGTTGTTTTGGCTGAGTGTGCCAGCAATGCAGTCGGCGTAAGCGCGTACGCCAAATGTCCACAAGTCCATGCGGCTTTCTGCTGACGACTGGTACGAATACGACCCAACCGAAATGCCCGCAAGGTATGGCGGTATGTTGCATAGCCGTGCCATTTCCATTGCTTGAAATTCGGCGCTGTCAATTAGCAACATTTTGTCAGGACTGGTCGCTGTCTCTGTGTATGACACAAATTCGTTAAGTGCGGCAGTCTGATTAGTTTCACGCGCCGCGTTAAACGCCGCTGCAAGATCGGCCAACTCTTGAGCGCTCAACGGTTCGCCACCAGTCTGACGCAAAATGCCAGCCGGTATAGCCGATGACGAGTTGCGGTAGCGCGCGCTTTCAAGTTTCAATGCTGTTGCAACTGATTGTTCGCTCATATAAATAATGCCTTGTATTGGCGACAAAAATTGCACAACATCATCAGGGTTTAACGCGCCCCCATTAAACACAATGTCTTTTGACGGTGCAAACCAAACTGGGCCAGCCTGATCGAGTGTCTGCACCATTGCGGCTGGCAGTCGAGTAAACGACGCTGGTCGCCCGTCTGATTGACTACGTGAAGTTACATACCAAAACGCGCGACCAAAAAAAAATAGATCGTCAAATGTCCACGACATAATAAAATTATTTGGCAATGTTGGGTCTATGCGTCGTAGCCAAGTGCGTGGCGCTAACGGCATTTTTTCCATTTCTTCGCCGTTCCACATTTCCGTATACATTTTTAAATTCATGCAACCGATAACGCTTGCCATGAGATCGCGCGCTCGACTAATTGTCGGCACACTCATTGCACGGTTACGCGCCGTGCCTTCAACATACGAGTAGTACTGGCCAATCATGCCAGCGCCTGCTGCACCTGATTGAAGGCTTACGCCTGCCGCTGCCGCTTTAGTTGGTTGCGGTGATATTGCGGCCTTGTTGACGGTGCGGTTAAAAATGCCCATGCGCTAAGTATGCCACCAAACTAAATCTGCGTTGTGTATAGGCGACCGCCAAACATCAACCGAGAAAGTAAGGCATTTGACGGTCGCCC